CAGAAAAACCTTGATTAATGTATTCGTCTTTCATTGTTTTTAAATCACGCGCGGATTCCGCCCACACAGTCTGCGGATCTTTACCTTGTTCACGAATGACAGAACCTGGAGAAGTCAGCATGTTATTTTTTGCTTTTTCAGCCGCAGCAACTTCACTAGATGGATCAATCCAAGACCAACGACGCGGTTGCCATGAAACTTTGCTTAAACGATCAAGTTCCATTGCAGAATAAGGTGTGCCATTTTTCTTTTTGATATGACCTTTCAATAATGAATATTTCAGCCATTCCATAAATACAGGTTCAATCAAAGATTCAATCAACCACTGTTGAAGTTCTTTCCAATGTTCACGCTCATCTAATGTGCCTTGGCGAATACTTGAGAAATTTACGTTTTCCAAATCTGAAGCAAGGTTGTTGTATAAAACCCCCATACCTGCCGCCATCGATCTAAGCATTGCCTTGTGAAATGGTAAAAACTCACCAGTTGGATAATTTGGAGACCACTCTTTTAGTTCCGCACCTTCAGGCAACATTGGAAATTCACCAGCTTGTGATTCAATTTGAATTTCATCTTCTTCTTCAAATTTTGGACCGTAACCATCTCGCCACTGAATAAAGCCCATTTTGTTAGCAGAAACACGCGCATTCACAATTGCTGAATCTTCAAATTCTGAAATTTGATGTAAGCGAAATAAACTTGTAGAAGTCCAAGGCAAGCCACGCTTTTGACCTGTCATTTCTTCTAAAAAGCCATGTATAACGTCTGCTGCTTCAACTCGGATATAGTTATTTGTAGCTGTGCGATAATGAACATCATCTCCATTTGTAGCACTAAAGTAATAAGCGATAGGTTTCCCATATTCATTAAACTCAATGCCCTGACGAATAAAGTGACCATTATTCAACTTTGCGTTGTAATCAACAGGGCAACGCTGAGCATCAATAAGCTGTAAAGAGAATCCCCACTCGCTTGCTAAATCGCCCTGAATGATTCTTGCAAAAAATTCACCGTCTTTAGCTGCGGAAACAACACATGAACGTTGAATAGAACGCCACGTTTGAAGATTTCGTATGTCGCAGTTTTTCTTCTTATTCCATTCCAACCATGCAAACTCAATTGCATCATTTGCATGAGAATCAAGTTTCCCATCTGTTTTTTTAACTTGCGCCTGTAAGGTTACGCCCGTTGGACCAACAACGTTCTGATGAACCATTCGTACGAAGTTTTTTGCATAATCATTGTTTGAACATTGCTCACGACTACGTGCCACTAATATTCTTTGACTATGCTCAACAACATGATCTGCATTAATAGGCGTGGATGGCCACTTACTATTTAAACGACTTGTTGCTGCCGCCTTAAATGTACGAACCATATTTCGGTAAAGTTTTCTAGGTTTACTTATTACCGTATCGCTAAGCTCTGCCACATGTGGTGTTCTAAGCTGCTCTTCTTTTTTAAATCCAAACATAACCTACCCCAAACGCACACGTAATGATTTACCAAACATACTTTTGCCAGCAAGTTTTGCTTCTTCACGGCTGACTTCTGCTCGATACTGATCACGTAGTTTTTTTAAAGTTTCTAGTGGTGTTCGATATAGTTCACGGTTGTTAATTCTGTATCGCTCTTGGTCAAGACTTGCACGCCCTTCGATGGTTGCTTCAATTGCATCTAATGTTTTACGTGCATGGCTTCTTAAATCTTGGCTCGTAGATACCGTTGCTAAATCTGCTTTAATTTCAATAGCACCAGCTTCAAGTTCATCTACTTCACCAGATTCAGTGTGAATTGCTCGAAGTGAATAACCGTAATGACCTGCTTTATATTCTCTTGTGACTAGAGCGGAAATATTGAATATATGCATATTGCCCTGTG